CACTGTCGCCGGAAAATTAAAGAAGGATGAAATTGCTAAAAATATGAAATACCCGCGGTTAATCGCCGATCTCACAACTCTTGTCTCTCTGATGGGAGCACATTATGTCTCCGAGATCAAGACCGCGATGTCTATTGAACATATTTCACTCACAACGGATGATTCTTGTAGATACATCAAATCACCTGATCAAGAAGCCCTTTCAGATGCATTTAACTTCCTGATCAATTCCACCCGCGGAGTCAAATTTATTTACCATTCTGATGACTCGTCGCTTTCCGTAAATGGTCAATTATATAACATGGATATTAGTTCATGTGATGGCAGTCATACCGAGATGATCTTCACAGCTTTGGCACAGACTGTAGAAGGGAGTATTCGTAAGAATATATCCGCTACGATCGACCAACTCAAGCGTGACTTCGTCGTAAAATCTGTCCATGACAAGAACTACAAATGTAGATTCACCCATGATATGCCTATATTGTTTTCAGGCAGCGTTCTCACCACCCTGACAAACAATTTAGCCAATTATTTGATCTTTACCTCGATTGTTTCCAGTGGAGCCACCACTGAAGCGGAAATAATCCAAGCGGCTCGCAACGTTGGTTACGTTGTGACGTTACAAAAATGCAACACTTACCATGAATTACAATTCCTCAAGCACTCTCCTGTGTCAGTTGGCGGCGTTATAAAGCCACTAATTAATATAGGAGTCATACTCCGTGCACTCGGACAATGTAAGGGTGATGTACCCGGTAGTTCTAAAATTCCACTCGAGAAGCGATTCAATGCTTTCAACAAATCCATATTTCAATGTTTTCAACATGGTGAACATGCGTTCATCACTTGTGGATTACAGAAATACAAGGACTGTAGTTTGATTGCAGAATACAAAGAATTTTACAACACAACTATCAACCCGAAACATTTTCTAGTAGATGCAGATGAAGTCACAAAAAGGTATGGGCTACCTGGTGACGCACTGTATGAGCTGTGTGATCTATATCAATGCTCTGGTATTGGTTCCCAGATCAGGTGTAGATTATCCACAGCTGCTCTAGTGATGGACTATTCACTTGGTAATGCGCGTGTTGAACCTGGCGCATAGGCGAGATTAACCATCTCGTTTCCACCTTCACGAAGTGGAAAGCACAATATTCTTCCTGTTATGCAGGATTTGTGCCCCAAAAAAA